ATTCCTCCTTAGCTCAGTCGGTAGAGCATGCGGCTGTTAACCGCAGGGTCGTCTGTTCGAGCCAGACAGGGGGAGCCAAACACCTTTTGGGGTGTGTAGTTTACTCCGGAAGGGTTTCCGGAGTAAACTATATGAAATCAGGGCCTTTAGCTCAGTTGGTTAGAGCAACCGGCTCATAACCGGTCGGTCCCGGGTTCGAATCCCTGAAGGCCCACCATTCTTTTATGGGAAACCGATATAGGGGTATAGCTCAGTTGGTAGAGCAGTGGTCTCCAAAACCACGTGCCGAGGGTTCAAATCCTTCTGCCCCTGCCAGATATGCTGATGTGGCACAGGTGGTAGCGCACATCCTTGGTAAGGATGAGGTCACGAGTTCGAGTCTCGTCATCAGCTCCAAAAGAAAACGTCCAAGAATGGCTTGTTTAAGCTGTTTTTGGACGTTTTTGTTTTGCCCAAAAGAGAAAGCCACAGGTCTAAATGTGGCTTAAAATCAGAGAGAGTGAGAGTAGTGTTTTAAGCGTTACTCTCACGGTTACTCTCATTTTTAGCGGCATCCATCATTGCCTGCACTAATTCTTGGCTTTGCTTATGGATATAGTATTCGTTTGTGGTTTTGGGGTCAGTATGGCCGATAATGCGGGCCAAAATATCCTTATCCATGCCAGCAGAATCCATAAGGCTTGCAAAAGTGTGCCGAGTGCAATGGGGCGTCAGGCGCGGTTTTTGCCGTTCTTCTATTTTTATACCGTTTTCATCCAATTTTCCCTTACGATACTCGGGGATAATATGTAGATCGACCAATGTTGGAAGGAAGATCCGTTCAGTGAAATTGCGGTAATCATATTTTTTCCCAGCTTTATTTGCAATTAGAAGGTGTGGAGAATCTTCTGGCAGTTTTTCTGTGCGTTCCTTTGCTTCGGCCATAAAGCCGGCCAATATATTTTTGATCAAAGGGTGTATTGGGACAATGCGGTTACGGCCAGCTTCTGTTTTGACACCGCCTATCATATAATTTTCTCCCATGTTGATGTTCCGAATATCCAAAGAGAGGAAACCGGAGATCCTGAAGCCGGAGTAGACCATAAACAGGATGTATTGAACATTTTTTTCATCCGCATGCTGCCACAGCACCTCCAGCTCCTGGGAGGAAAAGATATCCTTTTCGCTTTTGGATTTGACTATCTTTTCGATGTCGATAAGTTCGGCAGTGTTTGTAGGTATGACGTTCATTTTTACGGCCAATCTGCATAAATAGCGTAGGAGACGCTTGGTCCGCTTGCAAACGTCTATCCCTATTCCGGCATCAACGATGGCCTGAACGATAGTATCGAAGTCAAACGCACTCAAAGAGCGCACAGCCTTCATGCTGTTGGGGTGTGGATAAACCCATTTGTTCCAGCAGCTTGTATATCCTTCAACTCCTTTCTCGCTCAGGTGTCGGTAGTATTTGGGAGCCCATAAATCATAGAGCTGCCGAAGGGTGATGTTGATGTTGTCTTTTATCATATTTTGGGGCAGATTTTCAAGGGCATTCAGTGCTTCCTTTTCCGTCGCATAGTATCCGAGTTTTTCGCTTTGTCGCTTCCCAGTTTCGTCGTATCCTAGAGTAATGACAGCAACCCAGGGCTTTTTCCTGGAGCCAGATTCCTTGTAGACACTTCCAGTTCCATTTCCACGCTTCCTCCGTTTTCCTTTCTTTTTAGTAGTACCTGTACCGCTTTGCTTTTTCCCGCAAAAAAGGCAGTAGACAGAGCCATCCGGTATTTCTTTTTTGCATTTTTGGCACAGCACTATCGATCACGTCCTTTGTATGTTTGAGAGACATTCCTGCTTTTTATTCAGGAATGTCTCTTTTTTTATTATATAGAGCTTTAAAAGAAAAATCAGGAAAGCGGAAGGATATTACGAAATACGTAATTTTTTTACGGATACGGTAATAATCTTCCATTTTCCTGATTTTTGCTTCGGGAAACGCTAGAATGAGGGTGTAGATTTCAACGGAGGGGAGGGGAAAAGGTTGAAAGCTGAGGTAATCAAACCAGAAGAGGCTGCCAGAGAGCTGCGGGAACTGGGAATGAGGATCAACGCCCAGAACATCCGCTATGGTCTGCGAGCAGGCAAATTTCCGTTTGGGGTAGCTATCAACATGGGGAAGCAGTGGGAATACCTGATTTACCGCAAACAGTTTGAAGCTTTTAAAAAGTCGGTAAGTTCAAAATAACAAACGTTTACGATTTTCCCCTTATTTGTATCATATCAGATCACACGATAAATTTTGATGGTATTTCGTGCAATGATGAGGATCGCATGATAGGGAAAAATTGAGGTTTGTCCCTATTTAAAATCGGGCAAAGGAGGAACAATGATGTGCAGCAAAGAGGAACTGCTCCGGCAGTTGATTGCGGAGGCATCGGTTTTGACCGATGAAGAGGTCGGGGAGGTGCTGGAGTACGCTAGGCGGGAGTTTGAGGAGGCGGTGGAGGAAGGGGAGAAGGAGAAAAAGAAAGGCCCAGCAGAGTGATCTGCTGGGCCTATTTTCATAGTTATTTCATATATCTTTGTAAAACTTCTGTCAGCTGCTCTTTATATTTTTCAATATCATACAGATCATCCAGATAGAATTTTTGATCTTTTTTATTCTCATCAGGAATAATCAGTATCTTTCTGGCATCACTGAGCTTCAAACGGCAAATCCATTTCCAGGAATTGTTTTTGTAGAGGATGTTAAAATATGATTCAGTATCTTTGTGGGTAATATCAGAAGGCGGGACAATGTCTTTCAACATGTTTTTTATAATGAAGTAGGCCTCCTGTTCCTCTTCTGTTGTTACAATTTTAGAAACAGGTTTTGCAGATTCTTCAACAGGAACAGGTGCTTCAGGTTGTCCTTCTTCGACCTTAGCATTCTCTTTATCAGTGCTTAAAGCAGACTGGATACGATCGTTCATCAGCTCACTAATGTAACCGTTTAGTGCTTTTTTCAAAACGGGGCGGAAATGATCTATGACATTGGCTGTTTTCATCCCGTCATAAACAGAATTCAAGAAAAAGCGTACTAAATCATCGGATGGAGACTGAAGTTCGTTCGAGAATTTCTTTCTAAACTCATAAGTGTATTTTAGTTCAGAAGCAGAATCAAAGATTTCTGCTTCATTAAAGTTCTCTTTGCAAAACTTTTTGAGTTCCGAAATTTGTGCTTCCTTCAAGTTGAGAAGGTCTACATCAAGGAAGGGGGTCTCATCCATTTTATTGGGTTCATCAAGATCGGTATAGAATCGGTAATACTGTCCATTGGTTAAAATTGCGAATTTTGCGTTGCAGGTAGCAAAGTAACGGAAAAGCTGAGAGTCATGTTTATCCAGTTTTTCACCGATCCATTTTGCCTCGACTAATATAACGGGCTTTCCATCTTGCAAGACAGCGTAGTCAACCTTTTCACCCTTTTTGATGCCTACATCCGCAGTAAATTCTGGAATAAACTCATCGGGATTAAAAGACATCGTAGCCGAGAAGGGAAAAGAAAGGCATGATAAGGGATGTCTTTGTTGCTTCTTCAGTTTGAATGCTGTCCTTCAAACTGGCAACACGCTTACCAAATTGCTTCAATTGGTCGATAAAGTCCATATATTCTCCTCCTCCGATTGACAATTTTTGCCAATGCGTTATAATAAAATATGAGGAGAATATGTCGAAGAGTGTATTTTTCTCGATGCCGCTTTCGGGGGTAGGAGCCCGGGAGCGGTTTTTTTATTTTAGAAAGGGGAAAAGGGGCTTTGCCCTGTAGGAGTTATTTTCCATCTCTTTCTGACAAAACAAACCGAATATAGCTCAACACCTTCTTGACCTCCTCCTCTGTCAGCGATTCAGCAAACTCGACCAGCTGCTTTCAGGATAAGGAAAAGGGAACAGCGGTATTATTCGATATCAAAGGCTTTTAAACCATATGGAGTACACTTCATCTTTTGGATAGGAATATTGTATTTTTGAGCAATGAGTATTACTTCTTTTTGTTGTTTTTCAGAAATTCGAGCGCCCAAGAATACTCTTGAAGGTTTAAAAAACTCGATTAAAACTCCTTCGTTTTTAGTAAAATCAAATTCGTCATCTATAGGGATAAAATGTTTTGGAGAAGCTATAAAACGCCATTCTTCTTCACCTCGCCAATCAAGTAGTTTTTGTATTAAACAATATCGTCCACCTATATCTGGAGAAATACGGTTTTGCGTTTTGTAAAGAAAGTCTATCATATCTGGTAATACAGAAACATAATATACAGGAAAGACGTATTTTTTCCACTGATCTGTAAACTCATATTCTAGGCATAAACCTGAATGACCGTTTGCATAAAAATGCCACATACATGAATTGTTGTTTCGTTCTGTAAAACAAGCAATTCGATTTAGGTGATTAATTTTATTAAGCCATTCATTCATAGTTTCGAAATTTTTAAGAACAAATTGTTCGAACGCTTGTATTATCTTATCTTGTTCTTCCTGAGGCAAGGCACTTATTTGAGGGTCGCTTTTTAATAAATCTCTATACCAATTCTGCCTTTCAAAAATTTCTTTTAATGTATTTTCATCTAGAATATCTTTGTACTTTTTTTTAAAAATTTTCTGAATATTATTTTTACAATAATCAAATAATTTTGAAGCGGTTTGAAGTTGTAGCACAGAACATGAATCATATGGATCGTTCAGCTGGGTTTGATGAGAAAGGTAAATATTTCCTTGAAGTTCATTTTCTCGAACAGCAGGCCGATACCGATATAGTTTTTTAGGAAAGTACATTTCCTTTAATTTGAGAGATTTTGCAATCTCTTTTTCGTTAGTAGAAAAATATAAATTGATAAATTCTTTTACCCATTCTCTATCATTCATAGTTAGTCTCCTATCTTTTCTCCTGCTGATATTTTTTAAACTGAATATAGTCCAAAACATCTTGGATCTGTTCTTCGGATAATTCAGAAGCAACCTCATAGAGCTTCTGGAGAGAAGGAGCAACTTTATTCTCAGAAGATGGCGTTTTTACGTCATCTTCTTTTTTTGGTTACTTATTCCTAATATGTAGTCAATAGAAACATCAAAATAATCGGATAATTTTGCTAAAGAGTCACTGTCAATTTTTACTTTTCCATTTTCCCAATACGAGTACGTATTTTGGTTGATACCTAAAAAAGAAGCAAGTTCTTTTTGTGTAATATTCAAACCGTTTCTTAAACTTTTTAACCGGTTCATCATAATCTCTTTTATGTACTTCTATTTATTCCTTTTTGACTTTACATACCCAACATAGTTTAAGACATCATACAGTTCTTCATCAGAAAGGGAGGAACAGAGGTCTAACAATTCATTTAACATTGTGGATGCTTTTTTAGAATGCTCTGGATTGAGTTGATCAGCACCAACAAGATATCCTACAGGAACATCGAAAATATCTCCCAGTTTGGCTAATGTTTCAGGATTGGGGGTGGATTTTGCGGTTTCCCATTTGGCTACGGTTTGTTGACTCACAAAAAGAAGTTCTGCTAAGGCTTTCTGGGATAACCCTTTTTTATTACGTAATTCTTTTAAGCGATTTTCAAACGACATAGTAAAACTCCTTTCCCAACATAGTATCTTTATTTTACTACTATCAGTTGTTTTTTTGAATAAAAAAAACAAAAAAGTAGTTGACAACAACCATAAGTAGTAGTATAATAACAACATAAGGTAGTTAAAAACAACGAAAGGGGGTGGAAAAATGAACAAAATAAAATATTTGCGAGAAAAAGCGAATATGACTCAAGCTCAGTTAGCACAAAAGGTTGGAGTAAGCCAAAAAGCTGTCGCGAAATGGGAAGTTGGAAGAAGTCTTCCACGGGCAGATAAGCTGGTTTGTTTAGCAAACGCACTGGATTCTTCAGTCGATGAATTGCTTCGTCAGAGTTAAAAGGAAAAAGGAGGTGTAATCATGAATCCAAACGAAAAAATAACTCATAAAGTTTCTGCCGAGGCCGCTGAACGATTTGATAGATGGCTAAAAGAAAATTGGCCAGAAGAAAGACTGAATGTGGAGAGTGAAAGTGATGAAGAAGCATTCAAACGGAGGGTTCGACTTTTAGCCGAAATACAGCTGGCAGCTCTATACATCTCCATTTGGCAAAACAATTACTGGCATGCTTTCCGTGACGGTGCGATAGTGCTGATGCAAATCTACGATGATATTTTAGAAAAATCACTTCAAAAGATTCCCAAGCAGTCAGATGAAATATTTCAAAAGGTGTCTTTTATATTGGAGAATGGTCTATAAGAAAAACAATCTTTAACACTATCTATTCTACCAACCAAGGAGGTAAAACAAAATGGGACAAACCCCAACGAAAGCCGCCAGCAATATCTACTGTCAGAAGAGAAAAGAGGCAGCAAAGTTTAACGACAAGCTCAACAGCCGCGAGGGGGCCGCTGAACTGCTTGGTGTATCACCATCCACGTTGGCTGATTATGAGCTTAATTACACTAAGATCGTTCCGGTTGATGTGGTGCTTAGAATGTCTGATATATACGGATCACCGGAGCTGCTTCCCTATTACTGCCACGAAGTTTGCCCGCTGGGGGATCGGTGTATGCCAGATACAGAGCTGAAACCACTTGACCGAGCGGCATTACAGTTTTTGGCGGCGATCAGATCAGGGGACAGTGCAGGCAACCAGCTGCTTAATATCCTGGCAGACGGGAAGATAACTGAGGAGGAGATTCCTCAGCTCAAGGAATGTCTGGAGCCGCTGGATCAGATCATGTTGACGATCTCGGAGCTTCGGCTGCGGGTAAAGAAGGAGTTTGGATTATGATGAAAGAGTGTAAGCTGGTGACCATGGAGGATTGGGCAGAGGCGGGTGACTTTGATAAGGCCGCGAACCCAGGCGACATGGTAGAGGAAGAGATTGTCGATGAATTCCTCAACTGCCTTCCGCCTGCAAAGATGGGCTATGGATATTTGCAGGTTGGGGAACCGTACAGCCACGAGTACAGCTTAAAGCATCAGCGTTTCCTTCCGACGTTCGCCACTTTCCAAATGCGTGGTGAAGATTGGTTTTACTGCGGTCACTGCTTTTTGGGAGAAGATAAGGAACCACTATCCGAGAAAGGAGTATGAATATGTACTACAAAATCAATGAGGAGGCAGCGAAGCGAGCCAATGACGCGAACCGCTTCTGTGAGTATCAGCAGGGCAGCGCCACCGCAAACTATCATCGGATGGTTGATAAAGCTGTTGAAATTGCAGAAAACCAAAAAAAGCGTGTGGACTCAATGTATCACGACAAGATTGATTGGCTGTTGGATACCTATTGCCGTAAGTTAGCCGATAATCTGAACGCCCGCAATGCCATTGATGCCCGTGTTCCATCGGTTATGATTTCAGGCGGGAGTAATTTCCCCGTAGGGAAGAAAGCTAAACAGAACGCAGCACGTGATCGAAACTACGAAGAGTATCGCAACATTGAGGGGTTGCTTGATAAAATCCGCAGCACCGGCATGGGCGGTATCAGTTCGGATGATCCACAGGCGCTCAAGAAGCTGGAAAGAAAGCTGTCTGACCTGCAAATGGAACAGCAGATCATGAAGGATGTCAATGCCTACTATCGCAAACACAAAACACTTGACGGCTGCCCGTTCGTGTCGGAACAGACGATACATAAACTCAAAGCAGAAATGTCAAGAGAGTGGCATCTTGAGGATAAGCCGTTTGCATCATATCTGTTATCTAACAACAATGCAAATATCCGGCGAGTAAAGCAACGTGTGGAAGAGCTGAGGAAACGTCAAGAAGAACCAGCGCCGGAAGGCTGGGAATTTGAAGGTGGCAAAGTGGTTGTAAATTCTGAGCTTAACCGGTTGCAGATCGTTTTTGATGACAAGCCGAACGAAGAACTGCGAGAAGATCTGAAAGCTGAAGGTTTCCGTTGGGCACCATCTCAGGGAGCATGGCAGAGGCAACTTACTGATAATGCTTTCCGAGCAGCCAGACGAATCAATCAACTTAAAGCATTGTAAGGAGTCCGATAAATTGAAACGAATGTTGTTTGCCCTCTGCCTGTGCCTGTTGCTAAGCAGCTGCGAGCAGAGGGATGTGATCCGCGCCGCGCCGCCAGCAGAGCCGATTCTGACGTTGGCGCAGGAAGAACAGATAGAAATGGTAGAGCCTGTGACTTGCAGACTGACGATTACGGTCAAGGTCCCAGAGGTGGATAAGTACCGTGACATTCCGCTCAGCCACGAGCTGCAGGATGTGGCGCTGGCTGCTTGTGAGGAGTATGGTGTCCTGCCGGATGTGCTGTATGCAGTGATGGAGGTGGAGAGCGGATATCAGATGGATGCTCAAAACGGCAGTTGCTACGGGCTGATGCAGATACACACCATCAATATGGAGTATCTCAGCAGCAACATCAGCACAACAAACCTCACTGACCCGGAGCAAAACATCCAAGCAGGGGCATTTATCCTTGGTGGCTATCTTGAAAAGTACAGCCTGACGGACAGCCTGATGGCGTACAATCTCGGCGAGGGCGGAGCAAAGCGGCTCTGGAAGCAGGGCATCCACGAAACCGGCTACACCAAAAAGGTGCTGGAGAGCATCGAAGGAAACAGAGTTTAAGGAGGTAGAGTAATGTTTGAACTGATGTACTTAATCGCACTGCCAAGCCTGTTTCTGCTGGTTCTGTGCGGGCTTTATGGCTTAACGACATGGTTTTCCATGCAAAAAGAAAAAGCTCTGACAAAGCGTCAGAGCCGAGCAAAAGCAAACGGAAAGGTTGTTCCACCGACCGAAGTGACCAACCTTTCCGTATACGGGAACTAAAGGAATTAGTTCTTTCCCATTGTACACCATTTTATTAAAAAATGCAAGGGAGGAAAAATGACGTGAGAGATTGGACAAGCGAAAACGAGCGCTACGATGCACAGTGCAGGGAACCGCAAGGAATCGTTTGCTCCCAGTGCGGAGAGCGATGCAGTGAAGAGAGAATCACCTATCTGGATGGCAATCCGATTTGCGACGACTGCCTAAAGGAGTACATCGAAGAGTACAGCAAAAGCCATGCAGAAGATTTTACAGAAGACTTTATCTCCGAAAATTTGGATGAACGCTCCGCTGACTACTGGGAGAACGACATGAGCGACCAGCAGAGGAAAGAAGTCATGCGGCTGGCTTACTTACAAGCAAAACAGATGCACAAGGAGTACCACGCACACGACATCGAGGAGAGCGACCGTGAGTTTTGCTTTGCATCAGACGATTACACAGATTTTGTGAGGGACAGGCTATGCTGGTAGATAATCGGACAGATTGGCTCAAGGCACGGCGGAAAGGGATTGGCGGCAGCGATGCCGCCAGCGTCCTTGGAATCTCCCCTTGGAAAAGCAATGTGCAGCTGTGGGAAGAAAAAACCGGAATCGCAGAGCCGGAAGATATTTCGGACAAAGAAGCGGTTCGCTTTGGGAAGGAATCGGAAGCGGCTATCAGAAGATTGTTTGAGCTGGATTTTCCACAATTCCATGTTGATTATGATGAATTTGGCATGAAAGCAAACGAGCCGGACTGCCCGTTTATCTTTGCAACACTGGATGGAGAGCTTACCGACCGGAATGGCAGGAAGGGAATTTTGGAAATCAAAACTACCGAAATCCGACGCTCTGTTGATTGGAAGAAGTGGAGCGGGCAGATACCAGATTACTACTATGCGCAGATTGTCCACCAGATGCTCTCCACAGGATATGAGTTTGCAATCCTGAAAGCCAGAATCCGGGAACGCAGCGCGTATGGCTGAAAGGCAACAGTCCGGCACTACCGCTTCGAGCGATGCGATATGTTGGAGGACATTGCTTACTTAAAAGAAAAAGAAATCGCCTTTTGGCAGGCGGTACAAACCAAAGTCAGACCGGCGTTGATTTTGCCGGAGATTTAAAGGAGGAACAAGGAATGGAAGTCAGACTGACACCTTCAATCGAGCAGGTTATCCCGCCGCAAATCAGCTTCAACTTCGAAGAAATCAAAGAGGAGCTAGCGGGGAAACTGCAAGTTTACCAGCAGATGGTAGTTACCGAGGGTGGAATCAAAGAAGCCAAGGCGGACAGAGCAAACCTTAACAAATTTAAAGCAGCTCTTTCTGACAGCAGGAAATCTGTAAAGCGCCAATGGAATCAACCACTTTCCGAGTTTGAGGATAAGATGAAAGAGCTGGAACAGATGGTGGATGCTCCGATCAGCGCCATCGACAAGCAAATCAAGGCTTTCGATGAAATTAAAAAGCAGGAAAAGCGGCAGGCGATTGAAGAGTTTTTTGCAGAAAACGTTGGGGAGCTGGAAGAAATCTTGCCTCTTGCAAAAATCTGGAATGAGCGTTGGCTCAATGCCACCTATCCGGTAAAGGATATTGAGCGTGAGATTTTGGAGGCTATCCGCAAAACCCACAACGACATTGGTATTATCGTAGCAATGCAGCTACCCTGCACCGAACAGATGATTTCCACCTACTTGGATACGCTGGACATGAGTGCGGCGATGGAAGAAAAGCACCGTTACGAAGAAGCTCAGAAAGCGAAAGCTAGGCTGGAAAAGCAGCAGGCTGAGCCGGTAGTAGTAAAGCCGCAACCAGTAGCGGTTGAACCAGAAGTTGAGCCGGAAAGAATCGCAGAAGAACCCAAAATCAGCGCACAGCCAGACCTTCAAGTTCTGGATTTTCGTGTATGGGTAACACCGGCACAAAAGCAGGCGCTTAGAGAATTTCTGATTCGCAATCACATTCGATGCGGGAGGGTTGAGTAATGGCAAATAGCTTGGTAAAAGGTGAGAAAAAACAGCCGTCGTTCAGCGTGTTTTTAACGCAGGATGCAATCAAAAAGAAAATCAATGAAGTAATTGGCGGCAAAGGCGGACAGCGGTTCATGACCGCTATCCTTTCCGCAGTTACCAACTCCCCGGCGCTGCAGGAATGCGAATCAATGTCTATCCTGAATTGTGCGTTCCTGGGTGAGGCTTTGAATCTTTCCCCTTCTCCTCAACTGGGACAGTATTACATGGTGCCGTATAAAAAGAAGGACAGAAACGGCAATGTTTTAGCGGTAATCGCTCAGTTCCAGCTTGGCTACAAAGGTTATATTCAGTTGGCAATCCGCTCTGGATATTACAAAAAAATCAATGTGATTGCCATCAAAGAAGGGGAACTGAAACACTTTGATCCTCTCAACGAGGTAATCGAGGTAGAAATTATTCAGGATGAGCGTGAGAGGGAGCAGGCAAAGACGATTGGCTACTATGCCATGTTTGAGTATCTGAATGGGTTCCAGAAGGCAATGTATTGGAGTTACGAAAAGATGCAATCGCACGCTGACCAATACTCGCAGGCATACAGTGCAGAAGCACATCAAAGAATTTTAAGAGGGGAAGTTCCTCAAAAAGATATGTGGAAATACTCCTCTTTCTGGTACAAGGATTTTGATGCTATGGCATACAAAACGATGTTGCGCCAGCTGATTTCCAAATGGGGCATCATGTCTACGGAGCTTCAGATGGCGATGGAAAACGATATGGCAGCTATCCGGGATGATGGCACACCGGAGTATGTAGATAACGATACGACACCGATTGAGCCTGCACAGGCTCCGGTATACGAGGCACAGTCAACAGAGATTCCGACCGGAAACAACATCGAGGATGATTTCTTCGCAGGGCTGGAACCGCCGCCGGAACGATAAAGCAAAAGGAGGATAGGGACAATGGAGGAAGGATGGCTTTCAGGGTACATACAGGACTATGATGGGCAGGCTTTAACTCTCATTGTCCCTTTTTCCGATTCAGAGTACATCAAAACCCATAGTGTTACAGAGTGCTCTGTGAGGGTCGAGGACGGTCGGAGAATCAGCGCAGTACAAAGACGCAAAGTTTACGCTCTTATCCGCGATATTGCCGACTGGACGGGCTACGAGCCGCAGGAGCTGAAAGAATTGATGAAGTACGATTTTATATCCCAGCAGGAGGACGGAACACAATACTTTAGCCTGTCCGATGCAGACATGACAACAGCAAGAAACTTCATCACTCACCTGATTGACTTTTGTGTTACCAATGCCATTCCTTGCAAGGTCAGCCTTTTGGAGCAGTGCGAGGATATAGAAAAATATCTATATGCCTGCGTTGCCAATCGCAGATGCGCTGTTTGTGGCAAAAAGGCAGACATTCACGAAGTGGAGCGAGTAGGCATGGGGCGAGACCGCAGGAAGATGCACCACCTAGGGCAGTTGGTTGAGCCGTTATGCCGACAGCATCATCAGGAGGTAGACCAGATGGGGCAAAAGAGCTTCGACGAAAAATATCATTTGCAGGGCATTAGATTGGATGAACAGCTTTGCAAAATCCTGAAATGGAGGAAATAGAATGCTGAACAGGGTAGTTTTAATGGGGAGGCTGACCGCTGACCCAGAGTTAAAGAAAACAACGAGTGACCTTTCCGTGCTATCATTCACGGTAGCGGTTGAGCGCAATTACAGCAGCAATAAAGACAAACAGGCGGACTTCATCAACTGCGTTGCATGGAGACAGACGGCAGAGTTCATCAGCCGGTACTTCTCCAAAGGCAAGATGATTGCACTGGAAGGTTCGATTCAGGTCCGCAACTATACGGACAAGAACGACAACAAGCGGCAGGCAGTAGAGGTTTTGGTATCTCAGGCGTATTTTGCAGGGGACAACTCACAGAAGCAGGGATCGGCAGCGGATACAAAGAACTATCCCCCAATCACTTATTCTTCGGGAGCTCCCGAAGACTTCACCGAAGTTCCAGAGGAAGAGGGAGACCTCCCGTTTTAATATGGTCAGAAAGAGGTAAAGTATGGCACGTCCACAAAAGGAAGGCTTGGAATACTTTTCTTTGGATGTGGATTTTTTCTCGGACCGCAAAATCAAGATTTTAAAAGGCAGGTTCGGTGCAGATGGCATCACTTATTATCTATACCTGCTGTGTGAGATTTACAAGGGA